GCTGAGACAGGTGTTAAGTCTCTGTTTAAGGGTATCTTGCATCTCTTGTGCAAGTACCAAGACAAGCCTCGTTTGGTGCGTATGCGTGGTGAATTCGTAGAGTTTGACCCTCGCACATGGGCTAATCAGTACGATGTAGCGATCAATGTAGGTTTAGGTGCTGGCAACAGACAAGAACAAATGGCTATGCTTCAGATGGTTCTTGCTAAACAAGAGCAACTGATTGCTCAGTATGGCCCTGCTAACCCTTATGTCTCACCTGCTCAGTATCGTTCTACCTTGGGTCGGATGGTTGAGTTGGCAGGATTTAAGGATTCTGGTGAGTTCTACAAAGCTATCACACCAGAGCAAGATCAAGCATTGTCTAATCCTCCTCCACAACAGCAACAGATGCCCCCAGAAGTTGAGGCTTTGATGGCTAGGACTCAGGCTGAGATTCAGGCTAACCAACAGAAAGCCCAAGCTGATATGCAATTGCAACAACAGCAAATGCAGATTGATATGCAGATGGCTCAACAAAAGGCAAGCCTTGAGATGCAGTTAATGCGTGAGAAAGAGGCTGCTAAGTTGATGCTTGAGCGTGAGAAACAACAGGCTTACTTTGCTATGAAGCAACAAGAGTTTGAGGTTGAGGCTCAATTGAAAGCTATGAAGGTCGGTGCTGGTATCACTTCTAATGTTGAGATCAAAGGTTAATCATGGCAACACAAAGAGACAGATTTAGAGCGTTCAACTATGAAGATGGTGCTATGTCTCTTGATGACTTGCTTATGCAAATTCAGCAACCACAAATAGACACAGAGGCAATAGCAAGACAACAAGAGGCACAGCGTCAGGCTCAAATAGCCGCTGAACAACGAGCCTATGAAGAACAAGTTAGACAAGCGCAAATTCGCCAAGAAGAAATTCGTGTTCAAAATGCTGCTAGGTTAGCCGCAGAGCAAGAAGCCTCAAGACAAGCCCAAGCACAGGCTCAAGCCCAAGCAGAAGCAAGGGCGCAAGCAGAAGCAAGAACACAGGCTGAAGAACAAGCCAGAGCGCAAGCGCAACAACAGGCTCAACGTCAAGCACAAATTGAAGCCCAGCAACAAGCCCAAAGGATGGCAGAAATGCAAAGACAGGCTCAATTAGCGGCTGAACAACAAGCCTATGAAGACCAACAAAGAGTTTACAGAGAAAATCAATCTCGCCAAGAAGCCGAAAGGGTACAAGCCGAGGCACAACGTCAAACTGCTCAAGCACCAATTACTACACAAGAAGTAATTAATCAGATTGCTGCTCAACCTACACAACCAGATAAAAACACAGTTATCAATAACTTAATTGGTCAGATCAAAGCCAGAAGCAACACTTCTCAATGGACAGGTGGATATGGTGCTGATGACGCTACAAAGGACATGGCTCGTATTCTTGCTGAAACAGGAATCACAGATATTAGTCAGTTTGGCCCTATAACTCAAGAAGTTCAAAAGGTTGTTGGTTACGAGGATTGGGGTGCGCCAATTTATCAGACTGTAACTGAGCAAACCTATGGCAATAAGGTAACTGGTCAAGCAGTACCTAACACCTACACAGAACGCCAAAAAGGTGAGTTCTTTGGTGGAACTTATGAGGGTAAGGGCAATACTGGATATGGTGTTCAGTTTGATGCTCAAGGCTTGCCAATTTTCTACACTCAAGGTGCATCAAGTGCTGACCCAATTGCAAAAGCTGTAGTTCCTATTGCTTCACTAGCTTTAGCGGCTATGGGTGCGCCTAGTATGTTAGGTAATGCTTTGCTAGGAGCAGGTGCTAACCAAGTGGCTGCTGGTGCTTTAGGTGGTGCATTGATTGGTGGTGGTACTGCTGCCCTAACTGACCAAGATATTGCCAAAGGTGCTTTGCTTGGTGGTGCTGGTGGTGCTTTGTCAGGGTATTTAAGTGATGCGCCAACAGGACTCACAGATCGTGGACTTGCTATTGCTGATGCTCAACAGTTAGCTGCTAGTGGTATTCCGACAGATCAAATCTCGGAAATATTAAACACATCTGGTTATCCTGAAGCTATTGTTAGCCGAGCAATCAATGCAATATCTCCTACAGTAGCATCAGTAGCACCAGTAGCCTCTGATAATCTTGTTATTACAACCCCCTCTGCGCCATCTACCATTGGTGATGTAATTAGCACTATTGCTCAACAACCAACGATTACGCCTGTTGTAGAGCCAACGATTACTCCTCCTATAACAGAACCAGTAGTTACACCAGTAACTGAGCCAACACCTTTTACTGGAACTATTACTAATGCGCCTTTAGAGACTGTTCAGATTTCTGCTCCTGCTGTAGCCCCAAATATTACTGATGTAATTAGTGCTATTGTTCAACAACCAACTGTTACACCTGTAGCGCAGCCATTAGAAAATGTTCAGATTTCTGCACCTGCTCCAACTCCGACTCCAACAGTTAGCGATGTAATTAGTGCCATTGCTTTGCAGCCAACACCTGTAGCACAACCAGTAGTTACACCTATTGTTGAGCCAGCACCTGCTCCTTTGGAGAATTTGCAAATAACAGCACAAGGGCCAACAGAGCAAGTAGCACCAAATGTCTTAAACGCTGTCAATACTGCATTACAAACCAATGTAACTCAGCCTCTTGAGACTGTTCAGATTACTACTGAACCAGAAAAGCCAACAACAATAGCAAATGTTATTAGTGCTATCTCTACACCTCCTGAAGTAGTAATTAGTGCGCCATCAGAGAAGCCAAAAGAAGAACCAACTAGTTCTCAGATTCCTCTTGTCATGTCTCCAACAGCACCTACAAGTGTTCCTACAGAGCCTGTTAAAACAGAACCAGAAAAGGAAAAAGAGAAAAGCTGGACAGCAAAAGAGTTAGCTGAGTTGGCTCGTCTTGGTTTGTTGGCGACAAGTGTATTAGGTGCTGGTCAAACTAGCGAAACAGGATTCCCAATAGTACCTATACCTAGCGATTGGACAAGCCCAATTAAACCTATAGGTTCTAAACCATTCACTCCATTGACACCGATTAATTTTGGTAGCCGTGATTTATTGCGTGGCACTCAATGGGAGAAATTCCTAGACCCTAACTATGGCAAAGTTCCTGCGCCAGTACAGTTTAACCAACCCACAAACATGAGTTACGACAGACTGATGAGCATCTTGGGAACTGGTAGAGATGTGATGCCTAGCCAAGCACTTACCATTAACGATGTAATTTCAGGAATACAGAATCAGTATGGACAAACAACTAACAGCGCAATGGGCCAGAAACCTGCTTAATGATGACTTTTTCAAAGAAGTCATAGATAACTTGAAAAAACAACAGATTAGTGTAATAATTAACACAAGTGGTGAAGAATCTGATAAGCGTGAAGATGCTTACAGACACATCAAGACAATTGAATTGATTACAGGACACCTAGAAGGCTTGGCCTCGGAAACTATAATCAAAGAGAAGAAGTGGAAGATTTTGTAATTCTGTGGTATAAAAGCCACACCTCCGTCTAGAAGGTTTCTAGCGATTTTTGAGATGACAAATGGAAAACACCAACCCACAAGGGAGTGAAAGCCTAGATGTAAACCAAGCCGCTTCAGCGTTTGAAAGTCTGATGGGTGATTCTGAGGAAGCCGAACAAGGCCAAACCGAAGGTCAACTAGAAGACCAACAAGAGACTGATGAAGTTGAATACTCAGAGGAATCTGAAGAACCCAAGCCAAGATATAAAGTCAAGGCAAGTGGTGAGGAAGTTGAGGTAGAACTTGACGAACTCATTAAGGGTTATCAACAAGGTGCAGATTACACTAAAAAGTCTCAGGCTCTAGCTGAACAACGTAAGGCTCTTGAAGCTGAACGTCAACACTTAGAGTATGTAAAACAAGAGCGACAAGCATATGCCCAGAAATTGCAAGCGTTGGATAGCTTCCTTTCGCAGCAAAATCAGGGTGTTAACTTAGATGTTCTAAAGGAAACAGACCCCATTGGCTATGCCGTGGCGGTTGCTGAACAGAGTCAGCGAGAGAAGCAGTTAGCAGTAGTTAGGAATGAGCAGCAAAGACTTGCCCAACAGCAACAATCTGAGCAACAGACCTCTCTGCAAAACCATCTCCGTCAAGAGTCTGAGAAGCTAACCAGTTTGATTCCTGAGTTAGCCACTCCACAGGGTGATGCGGTTCGGAAACAAATCCGTGACTATGCGAAGTCTATTGGGTGGACAGACCAAGAACTCAGTCAACTATATGACAGTCGTGCTGTGGTGACTTTGTATAACGGGATGAAGTATCAGCAACTTCAAAAGAGCAAGCCAGAGGTAAACAAGAAACTTCAAGCTGCTCCTAAGATGATGCGATCAGGAACTTCTGCTCCTCCTACTAAGTCGTCAAGTGACAAACAGGCAATGCAAAGGTTGCGTGAGACAGGAAAAGTCTCAGACGCTGCCAAAGCATTTGAACGATTCTTTTAATTTTGGAGTTTTAAAATGGCTACATATCAAACATATACCGCAATCGGTATGCGTGAAGACCTTTCGGATGTTATCTACTCGATTTCACCAACAGACACACCTTTCATGTCTTCCATTGGCAAGACAAAAGCTACTGCTGTTCTGCACGAGTGGCAAACGGATAGTCTTGCAGCGGCAACTTTGGACAACTTTGCTGTTGAAGGCGACACCGCTTCTGACGCTACTATGTCTCCAACCACTCGTGTTGGCAATCGTTGCCAGATCGCACAGAAGACTGTGAAGATTTCTGGCACTTTGCAAGCTGTTGACAAAGCAGGCCGCAAGTCCGAGAAAGCCTACCAACTGGCTAAAGCAAGTTCGGAAATTAAGCGGGACATGGAAACTACCCTGTTGAGCAACCAAGTCGCTGCTAACGGCAACTCTACTACTGCTCGTAAATTGGGTGGTCTGCAAGCATGGTTGAACTCCAACTACTCTGGTGGCACTAATGGTGTTGCTGGTAACTTGGGAACAACTGCTCGCACCAATGGTACAAATCGTACTTTTGAAGAGTCTCTGTTGAAGTCTGTTGTTCGTAGCGTTTACGCTTCTGGTGGCAATCCTAAAGTGTTGATGGTCAACCCTGCACATAAGCAAGTTGTTTCTGCTTTTGCTGGTATCGCTGCTCAACGCTTCATGGCCCCAAGCAATGCTCCTACCACTATCGTGGCGGCTGCGGATGTTTATTTGAGCGACTTCGGAACAGTTTCTGTTGTTCCCAACCGCTTTATGACTTCTACCAATAGCTGCGATGAGACAGCATTTGTGCTTGACCCTGACATGGCTGCTGTTGCTTACTTGCGCCCATTCCAGACCAACGAGTTGGCTGTAACTGGTGACAATGAGTCTACACAATTGCTGTGCGAGTACACCTTGGAAGTTCGTAACCAAGCTGCACACGGCATCATTGCTGACCTCACACCTTAATCTAAGGTAACTCCGAAAAATGCCTCAGACTTAAACCTCTGGGGCATTTTCTTTTCTACACAAACTGATAGAATTAAGGTATGGAAAACATTAGACAAACTGCTGTTCATGCCGATGGCGAAGGTGGCATCGTTATTCAAACTCGTCAGGATGTTACTGACATTGTTGAGCAGAACAAAAAGGAATATAACTCCTTTGATGAGCGAGCAAGATGGTCTGACCATATGTTTGGCAATAAGGTTGCGTCTATCCCTTTAACAGTTATTGATGATCTAAACAAACAAGGCATCATGCGTGGTTATGCTGTTCTTGATGACAAGCGTTTTGCTGCTTGGTTGAATGACCCAATGAATCGTGCATGGCGCACTAGGACAGGAGTAGTATGAGTTTCGCAACTTACTCTGATTTAAAGACCTCGATTGCAGGTTATCTGGCTAGGTCTGATCTGACTAACCAGATTCCAGACTTCATTACATTTGCTGAGAATCGTCTGCGTAGAGAACTTCGTGTTCGTCAGATGCTCAAATCTGTAACAACAGCTACAGTATCTGGTGATGGTACTGTTGAGTTACCTGCTGACTTTATCGAGATTCGTGATTTTGTCGCATTGACAAACCCAATTCAACCATTGAGTTACTCTAGCCCATCTGCTTTGTCTAATGACCCAAGAGCATCAGAAGTTGGTGTTCCTAAGTCTTACACAATTCTGGCTAACGAGTTCTTGCTGTCGCCTCCTCCTGATGGTGTTTACACATTGAGGATGCTGTACTTTGCTGCTCCTCCATATCTGTCAAGCAGTAACGCATCTAACGTGTTTTTAAATATTGCACCTGATGCTTTGCTTTATGCGGCATTGATTGAGGCAGAACCATATTTAATGAACGATGCTCGAATCAATACATGGGGAACTATGTACGACAGAGCGATCTCCTCCCTTACCAAGTCTGACGAAGAAGGTCAATACTCTGGTGTCCCATTGGCAATGAAACTTACTGCAAGGTGAAACTATGGCTGAAATGTCAAACTACTTGGAAAATGCTCTTATCAATGTAACTTTGAGAGCAACTAGCTACACAGCACCAACGACTGTGTATGTGGCTTTGTACACCTCTGACCCAACAGATGCTGATACTGGTACTGAGGTATCAGGTACTAGCTATGCTCGTCAGTCTGTGACTTTTGGTGCGCCTAGCAATGGTGCGACTACCAACTCTGCGGCTGTTGAGTTCCCTCAAGCTGGTGGCTCATGGGGTACTGTTACACACATTGGTATTCGTGATGCCTCTACTTCTGGTAACTTGCTGTATCACACAGCACTAGACGCTTCTAAGACGATTGCTACTGGTGATGTGTTTCGCATTGCCTCTGGTTCATTGAGCGTTACTTTAGCGTGAGATGGCTGATTTACTGCCTCCGTGGACAATTGACTCGCTAGACAATTTAAAGTCTAGCATTGATGACTTAACACTCACACTCGATAGTCCACTCTACACCACTTCAGTTACCCTATGGGATGCCTATGGGTCTGTGAGTGCTTCTGCGACTGTTACGGCTAACGCTATAAGGGTTCAGAATGGTGTAGCGGTAGTAGATGGAACGGCAACAGTTACGGCTGATGCTATTAGGGTTCAATTCGCTAGTGCAAGCATTACAGGTTCAGCTAGTGCGTCTTGTGATGCAATCAGGGTTCAGTTTGGCTCTGGTGTTATTGACGCTAATGCAACAGTTACTGCAAGTGGAACAAGAGTTCAGTTTGGTAGCGGAAGCATTGAGGGTAATGCGACTGTAACTGCTGTTGGTGGCATCATTAAGGATGGTGTTGCCTCTATTACTGGCAATGCAACAGTAACAGCTAATGGTGGTGTGGTTGCTGAAGGCGTAGCAGCTATAACTGGTAACGCAACTGTTAGTGCTACAGGAATTCGTGTTAGAGATGCTATTGGTATCATAGATGCAACTGCAACTGTAACTGCACAAGCAATCAAAGTCCAAAATGCTACTGCAGGTATTACTTGTAATGCAGATTTTACGGCTTCAGCTTCCGCAATTTACGCAGGAGTAGCGTCTGTAACTGGTACAGCTACGATCACAGCAAAAGGTGTAATCCTTGGTGAGAATTGGACACCAGTACCAGAAGACGACAACACTTGGACTCCTGTTTCTACAAATTCAAATACTTGGACAACAGTATCAAGTGACTCAAACACATGGACACCTGTGTCTGCTAACGACAATACATGGACAATTCAGGCTCAAGGAAGTAACACATGGCTACGACAAAATTAGTATTTGGTGAGTGGATGCCTGACCAACCTAGCATCTCTGGTGCTTTGGTGGATGCAAAGAACGTAGTCTCTCAGGCTATTGGTTACGGCCCATTCCCAACAGCGGCTACATTCTCTGCGGCTGCATCTGAAAACTTGACTACATTGGTAGCAGGGAAAACCCCAGTAAACGCTACTAAGTTATTTGCTGCTGGCTCAACCAAGATATTCGATGTTTCTGGTGTTGGTGCTTTGACCAATGTTTCTAAATCTGGTGGTTACACACCTAATGCAAGTAACGATAGATTTAGATTTACTCAGTTTGGTAACGTGATTATTGGGACAAATAATAGTGACCCAATACAAGCCTACACCTTGGGTACTTCTACAGCATTTGCTGACTTAGCGGCTGGTGCGCCTAGATGTAAGTTTTTGACAGTAGTTCGTGACTTTGTGGTTACTGCGTTTACGACTGAGAGTTCTACTGTTTACCCTGCTCGTGTTCGTTGGTCTGGAATCAATGACGAGACTACATGGGGTTCTAGCCAAGTAACACAAGCTGACTTTCAAGACATTCCTGATGGCGGTCAGATTGTTGGAATTCGTGGTGGTGAGTTTGGTTTGGTTTTGATGGAAAAAGGTATCTCTCGCATGAGTTATATCGGCACTCCATTTATTTTCCAGTTTGACAACATCTCTCGTGGCAAGGGATGTATTGCAGCAGGTTCTATTGCTCAAGTTCAGGGTGTAACCTTTTTCTTGTCAGACGATGGTTTTTATATGTGCGATGGTCAGAATGTGACTGCCATTGGCTCAGAAAAAGTAGATCGTTGGTTCTTCTCAAATGCAGATGAGAGTGGCTTTGACTCAATGTCAGCGGCTGTTGACCCTGTTCGCAAGTTAGTTATTTGGAACTTTAAGACTACATTTGCACAACGTCAACTCATCATTTACAACTTCAACACTAAGAAGTGGACTTATGGTAATGCAGGGACTGACTTTATCTCTGATGCTTCTACCTCTGCCACTACGCTTGAGGGTTTAGATTCGATCTCTAACAGTATTGATGCTTTGACTGTTAGCTTGGACTCTATCCTTTACATGGGTGGTAAGTACTTCCTTGGTGGTACGAGTGGTGCTTATGTTGTTACCTACAATGGTTCTAACGCTACTGCCAACATCGTAACTGGTGATCTAAACGCTGGTGGTAGATCGGTAGTTACTTTGGCTAGACCTTTGGTTGATGGAGGCTCTGCGACTGTTTCTGTGGCTTCTAGGACACTTCTAAGTGAACAACCTAGCTTTGGTACTGCTGTAGCGGCTGATTCAGAAAACAGGGTATCTCTCAGGTCTAATGGTAACTATCACCAGTTTCAAGTTATCCCTACTGGTCAATGGAAAACTGCTGTTGGCTTGGATGTTGAGCTTCAAGGTCAGGGAGTTCGATAATGTTTAGAACGCTTCCTCCTTTTGGTGGAGATCAGCGACAGACTGCTGAGATTATCCGTGGAATCATGGATGGCAAGACTAACAACACAGGCTCAATAACTCTGGCTACTGGTGGTGCTACTACTACCACTTTGGATGACAGAAGGATTAGCGCAGATAGCGTTATTTTGTTTGCTCCTGCCTCTGCTGCTGCCTTTGCTGATGTGATGCCTTACGGGGCTTTTCAAAGCCTTGTAGATCAGCCGATAGCTACGGCAAATACTGCCTTTGCCATGACTTTGGACACTACTGATTACTCTAATGGGGTGACTCTAAGTAATAGTTCAAGGATGAACGTCAAGAACGCAGGAACATATAACTTCCAATGGTCTGGGCAGTTTATTAATACTGATAGCCAAATCCATGATGTGAGCGTTTGGTTGCGTAAAAATGGTACTAATGTGACAGGTTCTACAGGTTTTATCTCTGTGCCTAACTCGCATGGTGGCGTTAATGGACATTTAATTGTTGGCTGGAACTACTTTTTAGAGTTGGCGGTTAACGACTATATTGAGCTTTATTGGTCTGCTACTAACACAGCTATTTCCTTAGAGCATTTGCCTACCCAGACAAGCCCAACAAGACCCTCCACAGCGTCTTTGATTACTACGCTTAATCTTGTCTCACCCAATGCCTTGACAAACATCTACACGAGTTCTCAGGGACAAGGTACTGCAACGATCACGCATTTTGCAAATTCAACCGCCAATAAGACTTACAAATATGTTGTTATTGGTTAACTTTCAATTTATAATGGATTCTATGGATGACCCATCTTGGAATCCGAAACTCTAGGAGTAAAAGATGGCTGTAGAAACTAAATCCAACATTGACCCAACAATTCAACCATTCTTATCGTATGGTTTGACTGAGGCACAAAAGCTATACCAAGCTGGTGGCCCTCAGTACTATTCTGGTCAGACTTATGTAAGCCCCTCGGAAACCACTCAAACTGGAATACAGGCTTTAGAGGCTCGTGCTAAGTTAGGTAATCCCTTGCTTTCGTCTGCACAAGGACAATTGCAAAACACTATCTCTGGTGGCTTCTTGCAAGGTAATCCATTCTTTCAAGGTGCGTTTCAACCTGCGGCACAAGCGGCTCAGTCTAGGTTTGAGCAGACATTAGGTGATGTGGGTTCTGCTGCATCTCGTGCTGGTCGCTATGGCGGTGGTGCTATGCAGACATTGCAAGATCGTGCTAGTGGTCAGTTTGCCAAGAGTTTGGCTGATACTGCTGGAAGTTTGGCTTATCAGAATTACGAAGCAGAGCGTGGTCGCCAACAAGCCGCTACGATGGCTGCACCTGAGATGGCTCAAGCTGACTACCAAGACATTCAGAATATGCTCAAAGCAGGTCAGATGCGTGAAGGCTACACAGGCCAACAACAACAAGCTGATATTGCTAGATTCAACTTCCAACAAACTCAGCCACAACAGAACTTAGCTACTTTCTTGTCTAGTGTTTATGGAAACCCATTAGGTCGTCAAAACTCAATGACCAGTTTCCAAGAGCCATCTAACTTCCAAAACCTATTAGGAACTGCTGCCATGTTGGGTGGTATTGAAAAGAATACTGGCTGGTTGAGCAAGGGGTGGAACTTCTTGAAGGGCATATAAGGAAAAAATCATGGCAGGACTATTAGATATTTTCGGCACTAGCGGTCAGGACACAATGGGTCTTTTGGGTATGTCTCCAGAAGACATAAAGCGTAGCCGTGACGATGCCCAAGCCCAAGCCCTCTACGCATTAGCAGGTCGCCTATTCCAAGGTGGTAGAGGTGGTGCTTCTATCGTTGAGGGACTTCAGCAAGGTCAACAAGCCTACAGAACTGCTATGCAAGGTGGTCTGCAACAACAACTGCAAAACGCACAGATTCAAGAGACTCTGCGTAAGCGTCAACAAGAGCAAGCGGAATTGGCTGAACAACAACGAATTCAGAATGTTATCAAAGGTGGTGTAACCCAACCACAAGAGATTTATGGTGAGGATATTATGGGTCAGCGAGTAGGCGAGGGAATGACATCGCCTAGCTTTGATTTGCAACGAGTAATGCCTCAATTGATTACAAGCCCACAAGGTCGTAAATCACTTACTGAATTGTTGGCTGCTCAAGAGGCTATGGGTGGCAAGACTACTACATTGCCTGAAGGTGCAAATCTTATTCGTATTAATCCAATTACTAATAAAGTTGAAACTGTTGCTCAAGGCGCACCAAAGCGTGAGCCAGTACCTACCTCAGTTGCTGAATATAACTTAGCAAAAAGCCAAGGATTTCAAGGAACTTTTCAAGATTTTCAAAAATCTAACAAAGGATTTACTTATCAAGACATTGGCAATGCTGTTATTCAATTTGATGCAAATGGAAAAGAAGTCTCTCGTATTCCTAAAGGTCGTGCGCCTGAAGGCCCAGTAAACTTCCAAACTGTAGAAACAGATCAAGGATTGATGGCATTTAATCCAAGAACTTTGCAGATGACTCCAGTAATGGGTGCTGACGGCAAGCCAATTACTAAAGTTGGAAAACCAACAGAAGGTGAAATTAATGCAGCAGGTTTCGCATCACGAATGGTTGCTGCTCAAGCAATAACATCAAAACTTCCAACTGGCGCACAACCTAAAACTGGCGAAGCAGTATTAAGTGTAATTCCTTTAATTGGAAAAGCAATTCCAGAGATTATTCCTGAAGGCATTGGTGGTTTGTCATCAGAACGAAGACAATATTTGCAAGCAGCAAATAACTTCATTCGAGCCAACTTGCGTAAAGAATCTGGTGCGGCTATTGGTGTTGATGAATGGCTTGCTGAATTTGTTAACTATTTCCCACAGTACACAGATGACCCACAAACAGTCAAGAATAAAGAAGTTTTCCGCAATATTCTGACTCAAAACATGGTTGCTGCTGGTGGTAAATCATATAAAGCACCAAGCATGGAAGTGCCTGAATCAATGACAGATACTTATGGGCTTAACCCTAGACTGCGTAATTCTTTGCGTGGAGGTCAATAATGGCTTACGAGAATGTTGAGCGTATTCGTGAAAATCTTATCAAGATGGTTGATAAGAACGCACCTGTTGACCATATTGACAAATATCTAAAAGAGGAAGGATTCACACAAGAATCTTTTGCTAAAGCCTTAGACCTTGTTAAAAAGTCTGGTGGTAAGACTGCTGAATATGGTGTAGGTCGTTCATTGGCTCAAGGCGCAACATTTGGCTTTGCTGATGAACTTGAAGCGTTAACAAGGTCGCTTGCAGGTAAAGGAACTTACGAGCAAAACTTAGCAGCACTTGAACTTGCTAAACAAAAGTATGGTCAGCAAAATCCTAAAACCGCATTAGCAACTGAGATTGCTGGTGGTTTGCCTTATGCTTTATTGCCATTTTTAGGAACTGCTCGTTATGCACAAATGGCTAGAGGAGCGTCACCATTGGCTCGTGCAGGTGTTACCGCAGGTGCGTCTGCTGTCACAGGTGCGCTTACTGGCGCACTCGGTGGTGCTGGTGCTGCAGGGGTTGGTGAGCGTATGGCTGGCGCACAAGCTGGTGGTACTCTTGGTGGAATTGTAGGTGGTGCTGCGCCTGTAGTTACAAAAGGTATTGGTGCGGTAGGTAGTAAGGCTGTTGACGTAACTAGCGGTATTCCTGTTGTTCAACAAGTTGGTAAGGCTGTTGGTTTGGCTACTGGTCAAACAGTAGATGCGGCTAATCGTGCTAAAGCTAAATTGCTTGAAGCTATGTATCGTGACAAGGTTAGTCCTGCTGACTTAGAGAAAATGATTGCCTCGGCAACAAAGCCAGTTGGCATTGCTGATATTGCTGGTGAGAATGTAAGATCACTTGCTGATGTTGCTCAAAAGTATCCAAGTGAAGCAAGACAAGCGGCTAAGTTGGCTCTTGAGGAACGTGGCGCAGGTCAAGCAGAGCGTATTCAAGCAGATATTTCTAAATATCTTGGTGGATTTACAGACCCGTTTGAATACACAAATGCAATTGCACGAAGACAAAAACAACTTTCATCTCCTCTTTACCAAAAGGCTTATGCTTATGGTGAAGTGACTGACCCTGCTGTTTTGAAGTTTTTAGAACTTCCACAGTTTAAGACTGCTTCAAAAGAGGCGCAAGCATTGTTGGCGGCTGAAGGTCGTACAGTAGATATGTCTCGCCCTACTGTTGAAACTCTTGACAATATCAAGCGTGGTCTTGATGCTTTGATTGAGAAAGAAACAGATTCATTTGGTAAGGTTTCTAAACTTGGTCAGATTTATAAGACTAAGAAAAACGAATTCTTGGCTGAGTTAGATTCTGCTGTTCCTGACTTTGGTAGAGCCAGAGCCGCTTTTGCTGGTGAGGCTGAATTGCTTGATGCTACCAAACTAGGTAAAGACTTTTATAAACAGACTGCAACAGAGGCTAATCGTACATTTGCCAAACTATCTCCATCTGAGCAAGAGGCTTACAAGGTAGGTGCTTTGGATGCTGTAAAAGAGAAAATTCAAACATCTAAAGATACTGCTGACATTCGTAAGCGCATATTTGGCTCTCCTGCCGAGCGTAATAGAGTTTCCTCATTGTTCCCTGATGATGCTACTTTTAAGCAGTTTGAAAAAGACATGATGACTGAATCATTGATGCGAAGAACTCAAGAAAAAATCTTGGGTAATTCAGCAACTGCCGAGCGTCAACTTGGTATGCAACAACTTGAAGTAGAACCTAGCTTTTTAGGTCAAATGATTGAGCAAGGCCCACTCAGAGGAACACTAGGTTATTTGAAGGCGCAGGGTCAGGGTGTTGCTGGTCAAACAGCAGAACAACTTGGCCCAATGCTATTTAAACTTGGTGACCCAAGAGCAAATCTTGAGACATTAAAAAATCTATCTGCTTACGAAAAATACTTGCTTGATTTAGAAGCTAAAAAGGCTGCTGGATTAGCAGGTGCTTCTACAATGACTGGTTTACTGAATACAGAAAAACCATATCGTGTTGATTTAACTGGAATGGCCAACCCCGACTAAGGATTAAAAATGCCAAAGACAAAAATCTCGGAATTTAGCGCAACCCCTGCGAATAACACAGACATTGACTCGATCAA